TACTGATCCCAGCATGAAGCCGGGAGATATTTCCCCGCCTACGCTGGGCTTTCGTAAGTACGCCGCTCCTACTGAAGCCTCAGCTAGCAAAGGTAAGGATGCAAATAAAAGCCCTACTCCTAAAACCACTCGTGCTCGCTCCGGTGGCACGGGTATGGAAGGCTCTCCTGAAACTGTTAAGGTTACTAAAGGCAAGACTCCCGATAAGCCTTCCAGTAAGCCTCCTCCCTCTAAGCGCAAGACCACAGACTCTAAGACTGCCAAATTTGTCAGTAAGAATGTGCCTATGCCGCCTAGACGTGCGCCTAAGACGGAGACTCCTAAGCCCACTGGTCGTGAAAGTTCCCCCGAGAACGCCAGCAAGAAGAAATACGCCAAAGCGGGTACGGGCATCTTTGACCGCCTTGATCGTGCCCTCGGTGGTAAAGGTAAGGCTGACTACACGTATGACATGCCGGGTGATAAATATGCCAAAGGCGGTATGGTCAAGCGCATGAAGGACTCTACTACTGCTAACGGTAAGATGGCCAAGCCTGCGCGCCTTAAGAAGGCTACTAAGAAGCAGACTATGGCTTGTGGTGGGGCAGTTAAGAAAAGGTAACCTTGATGATCTTCACGGCAATCTTTGGAGCTATTTCTCAGCTAGCTAGTACGTGGCTAACTGGCAAGATTAAGACCTCTGAAGCTATTACGGAGATGAAGGTAGCTAAGGCTAAATCAGACGCTGCTATTATGGAGAAACGAGTCTCCGCTGAGATTGATTGGGACCTTAGCGCTATTGAAGGGGCCAGCACAAGTTGGAAAGACGAATGGCTCCTGCTGTTGTTTTCCATTCCCCTTATTATGGCATTTGTGCCCGGTGGGGAAGTACACGTGCAGCACGGCTTTGATGTTCTGGCAACTATGCCTGAGTGGTACCAAATTTCTTTAGGTGCTATGGTAGCAGCCAGTTTTGGTATGCGTAACATTATGCCCTTCTTCAAGAAGGATAAAAAGTAATGTGTAATATTGTAGCTACAATGCGAGAAGCTAAAGGCAAAGTAAAAGCCTACGTGATTAAGCATAAATGGATATTTGTGGGTGCTCTTGCGGGCATCGTTCTGCTCTTTGCAGCCTTTGGCGCTAACGCTCAGAATAACACGCCTGCGCGGTGTCTGCCTGTGGCCATTCTTGAGGAGAAAGGTGCTGCTGTAGATGAGTATCCACGATGGATCGGAGTCTCACGAATGGGGAATACCGGAATCATTATCATGCAAAGTGTTAAAGGGGATCACTTTACTGTGTTTCGTGTTGTTGGCACTCCTCAAGGTGCTCTAGCGTGTGTTATTGATGAAGGCAATGAGGCAGAAGTCCTTGAATTTCCTCCTGCTGCTTTGGGGAGCCCCTCTTGAGTAGAGTTCTAACGTCAAATCAGAAGGCTTTTCTTACTCATTTATTTGGTGAGGCCTATGGCGATGCTAGAGTAGCTAAACGTCTTGCCGGGTATAGTGATGAAACGAATGTAGGCGATGTTTTAGCGTCTCTAAAAGATGAGATTATTGATAAAACTAAGCTGTTTTTAGCTGAAAATGCCCCTAAAGCAGCCTTTGCGTTCATTTCAGCTATGGAAGACCCTACTCAATTGGGCTTACGTGATAAACTAGGGGCAGCTAAGGAGATTTTAGACCGCATTGGGTTAGTTAAAACTGAGCGTGTTTCAGTCGAAACTACATCTGGGGTCATGCTTTTGCCTCCTAAACGTCGTAACGATGAAGAGAATGACGATGACTACGAAAATGAAGAAGGACGGCCAAACTCATGAAGGCACAAAAGTCATCAAAGAGGGCATTGGCAGGTGGAGACCACTTCAGACAGTTCATCTCAAGCGTAGCGGTAAATGGGCTAGAATACCTAAATTGTCTAGTACTGTGCCTTGGGGCTACGATGTTGACCCAGAGCATCCCGATGTTCTCGTACCTAATGAACACTGTCTTGATATTCTTGAAGAAGGGCGCAAGCACCTTAAAAATTACACCTACAAACAGGTGGCAAATTGGGTAACTACTCGTTCTGGTCGACACTGTCCGCCAAGCGTTCTGCAAAGCCGAGTTGAAAGTGCCAAAAGACGAAACAACTATATCGCCGTCCTCCAACGGTGGGCTAGGCAAGCCGAAGAAGCGCTCGAAACGGCCCGCCGCATCGAAGAAACTTCAATCGACGCCAAAAAGCGTATCAAAATCCCCACGATTGACCATTACTATGCTCGACACAGTGTTGGAGAGTGTGGAAAACACGACGACTACTCCTCCGCAGGAACAGACGGAGTACTCTTCTAAGACAGACCATAGGCCTGTAGTATTTTCCCCCAATCCGGGCCCTCAAACTGCTTTTCTTTCGGCTACTGAGCGGGAGGCTCTGTTAGGAGGAGCGGCAGGTGGCGGCAAAAGCTACGCTATGTTGGCCGATCCTGTTCGATACTTTGATAATCCTAATTTTAACGGTCTCCTGCTGCGCCACACCACTGAAGAGCTACGTGAGCTAGTACAAAAGTCTCAACAACTGTACCCTCAAATCATTAAAGGCATCAAATGGTCTGAACGAAAGATGCAATGGACTGCTCCCTCCGGCGCATCCCTTTGGTTATCGTACCTTGATCGTGACTCCGACGTTATGCGCTACCAAGGACAGGCGTATAGTTGGATTGGGTTTGACGAATTAACTCAGTGGGCTACGTCCTTTGCATGGGACTACATGAGGTCTCGCCTGCGTACTACTGATCCAACCTTAGATTTGTGCATGAGGGCTACTACCAATCCGGGTGGGCCGGGACATAGCTGGGTCAAGAAGTATTTCATTGATCCTGCTCCTCCTAATACCTCATTTAATGCGACAGACATTGATGGTAATGTTTTAGTCTATCCAAAAGGTCACGCCAAAGAGGGCAAGCCTCTATTTAAGCGAATTTTCATTCCAGCTACACTTTATGATAATCCGCATTTAACGCAAACAGGAGAATATGAAGCTAACTTGCTGTCTCTGTCGGAGCATAAAAAGAGACAACTTCTGTACGGTGATTGGGATGTGTCTGAAGGTGCAGCATTTGAAGAGTTTCGACGAGACTTGCATGTTGTACAACCTTATGATATACCTAGTGGCTGGATTAAATTTAGAGCGTGTGATTACGGTTATGGCTCCGCTACAGGGGTTCTTTGGTTCGCATTGACTCCAGAGGAGCAGCTAGTTGTCTACAGGGAACTATATTGCACTGGCGTTACTGCTGTTGACTTGGCTGATCGCATCCTTTTCTTAGAGAAAGATGATAACAATTTGCGTTATGGTGTTTTGGATAGTTCTCTTTGGCATAATCGTGGAGACACTGGGCCATCTTTGGCGGAACAAATGATTAGGCGTGGATGCCGTTGGCGTCCTTCTGATCGTAGTAAGGGCAGTCGTATTGCAGGAAAGAATGAGATTCATAGGCGACTGCAAGAAGATGAATATACTGGCGAAGCAGGGCTAGTGATTTTTAGCACTTGCACGAATTTAATTGCTCAACTGCCAGTATTGCCTCTTGACAAAAATAACCCAGATGATATTGATACTAAATCAGAGGATCATTTATACGACGCCCTTCGATACGGAGTTATGACTCGGCCTAAGTATTCCATCTTTGACTATGGGGATAGCAGAGGGCACCAAAGTAAGTATATACCGGCCGATGCTACATTTGGCTACTGACAAAGGAATGGCTAATAATGTCTGAGTATGAGAGTGACGCTATGGAAGAGCGAGGGATTGCCCTTAGCGACTCTGAAGATTCTAAGGATTATCCTACTCAGGAGCCACATCTTAGCCGTGTGGTTCGTCATGTTATTAGCGACTTTGATCGCTCTAAAACTCGACGCCGTAGTGACGAAGATCGGTGGCTTAAAGCTTACCAAAACTATCGGGGCATCTACGGCCCTGACGTAACGTTTACACAAACTGAAAAGTCTCGTGTATTCATCAAAGTCACGAAGACCAAAGTACTTGCTGCTTATGGGCAACTGGTTGATGTGCTCTTTGCTAACAATCGCTTTCCTTTGACTATTGACCCCACGCATATTCCTGACGGCATCACTGAAAACGTCAAAGTAGAAATTGATCCTTCTAAAGCCAATAAAGAAGAAGAGAATGAACTGCCAGAAAGCCCTTACGGTTTTGAAGGCGACGGCAAGACTATGGACGAAATTCTTATGCCTCCGTCTCTGCGCAAGAAACTGGAAGGGCAGAATATTGAAAAGGGTGTAGGGGAGACGCCATCTGCGTTTACTGTTAGCCCCGCGCAGCTTACAGCTAAGAAGATGCAGAAGAAAATCTATGACCAGCTAGATGAGAGTTCTGCGTCAAAGCATCTGCGCTCCTTTGTGTTTGAATGTGCTCTGTTT